CAGCACGCCGTCCTGGTAAGAGCCATAAATCTCGTTGCCGTTCTCGTCCGTCATTTTCGGCTCCAGCACAATAGCGGTCTGCGATACTTTGCCGATGGCGTCCATCTGCCGGATCGTGCTGCTGGGCAGGTGCGCTTTTTTCAGTGTGTCGTTCCGCACCAGACCGGGATTGGCCGCTCTCGCCACGGGTCTTGCCGTGGTCTGCCTCTGCATCTGCCCCCCCATATTTGGGGTATTCCGTACCGCACCCTGCACCGTTTCACCCATTTGTGGGGCATTTTGCTGTGTGTTCTGCGTAGGCCTTACGGACATATTTGCCTGCGCCTGCATTGCTTCTTCCAGCGTGGGAGCCGTCTGCGTGGCCTGTGCGGGCGTTTGCGTTTCCGTAGGTGTCTGCACCTCTGCCTGCTGTGCCGTTTCTCTCTGCGCTGTCTCCTGGCCCCTCAGCACGTTCTCATACGGCATACGCACGTCGCCGTTGGCGGCGTCCTGCCGACCGGCGACAAACGCGGCCAGCTTCGCCTGCGGAGTGAGAAGGTCGGCGTGAGGCGTGTTGACGTCCATAAGGTTGCGCTGGTCCATTCCGCTTGCCGCTTCCGCACCGGCGCGGTAGTAGTCCGTGAACGCGCTTCTGTAATCGTCCTGGTTGGATTTGCCATCGTAGAGGTCCGCCATGGACAGTGTGCCGATCAGGCCCATGCCGCTGTCTTTTGCGGACCGGACGAGGCTGTCCACGCCCTTGGCCCGTTCTTTCAGCTCGGCTTTTTCTTCTTCTTGGATCGCCTCGTCAACGGCGCGTGCCATTCTGCCAGCCGCACGGTTGCTGAGTTTGCCCTTCTTGTCGGCCTGTCTGGCAAGCGCGTTGGCAAGGGTGTCTTCACCGCTCTCCCGCGCCTGTTCCAGCAAGGCGGTCTTGCCTTCGATCGGTGCGGATTCCTCCAGCATCCTGCCGTAGTTCCGGTCGGCCGCGCTCTGTGCGGCGTAGCCCATACCGGAGTAACCGGCGCCGAACACGCCGCCGGAGATGGCACCGCCAAAGAAATCGCTGAGCAGCTGCGTACACCATTCCCTGGACGCTTTCAACTCTGCTTCCTCTCTGGTCATGCCCTGCTCCATATAATACTGGACGGACATATTGTAGGAGGATTTGTCGCCAAGGATCATGGCCTCCGCCACGCCGTTTGCGAGGTCCGTAAACAGTTCCTCGGAACCTTCCACGCCCGCGTTCTTCAGCACGGACTTGATGAATTTGGCAACTGTATCGGCGCTGCCGGAGCCAAGCAACACGCCAAGGGAAACCTTTTCAAACACGGTTTCCGCCACGCCAGCGGCGAGGCCGGTGGCAAACGCCTGCCGGTCGGTGGCACCGTTGGCGTGGGCCGCCTGCATGGCGTGGGTCGCCGCGGAGCCGCCCAGCAGGATGGTGCCGATGTTGCCCGCCACCTTTGCGGCGGCGGAGCCAGCGCCGCCGACGCCACCGGCCAGCGCAAACAGCGAGTCCGCCATGCTCATGCCGGTCTGGTACAGGAAAGCCATCTTGTCCTTGCCCTGCGCCTGCATATCACCGGCAATGGTGCCGCGCACCGCCTCTGTCATCTGGGAGGGCATGGAACCAAGTCGGTTGTAATCCACCGGCTTGTAGTCGTTGCGTTTCTTGGTGGCAAGCTGAAGCGCCACGTCGCCGAATCCGGCACCGGACGCCGCGTTCATACCAACGGAGGCGGCGCTTGCCATGACGGGGCGCACTTTGTTGCGAAAATCGCCCAGCGCAACGTCCCCATACAAATCCGGGTCCTGCCGCGCCTCCTGTGCCCAAATGTCCGCATACGCCCCGGCCTGCTTGGCGTTCAGTTCGTAAGAGATGTATTCCAGATAATCGTCCGCCTGCTCTTTGCCCATAGTAGCGTAGATGTATCTGTAGTCGTTTTTTTGCTCCGGGGTCATGTAGTCGTACTTGGCCAGAGGATTGTTCCCGGTGCGGGTCATGGAGGCGGCGATCTCCTTCGCCTTCTGGTCGCCGTTGATATAGGCATAGGCAAGGTCGTCTACCGCGTCCATTCCGGCAAGTCTGTGCTGGGACAGATAATCGTAGTTGGGATTGGCGGACAGTCCGCTATATGCCTGTGTTCTCCTGTCGTACCAGTCCCTGTCGCGCACAGCGGCAGCCTCCGTGGCCTGCATCCGTTTCTGCTGTGCGTTTTCCTGCGCCTTCATCATGGCGTCCATAAGGGCACTGCGGCTCTGCTGTGCGCCAGCACCGTGGATAGATGCGGCAGAGGCGGCGGTCACCAGCTCCTGCAGCCGGGCCTGCCGTGCCGCTTTATTGGCCTCCTTGATCTGGGGCTTTGCCGCCTCGACCTTGGCAGCGGTCACGCCGGGTTTAGTCAGCGTCTTTGCTTTTGCCGCACTCTGGCTGGCGGCTCCGGCACCGGCAATAGCTTTGTCCAGACCGCTGGCAACGGACGCGCTCATCTGCGTACTGCCGTTCCAGGCTGGCGTCTTTTGCACAGGAGGCTTTACCGTTTTGTTTTGCGCGTACTGAGTCGTCTTGGTCTGTACGGCATTCTGTGGCTGCTGTTTCTTTTTCAGCTCCTGCACGTACTGAGATACTTTGGCGTTGACAGCCATGTGTCAGCCCTCCTGTCAGTAAAGTCCGATCTGCGATTTAATCAGGTTTGCCTCGGCCTGCGGCAAACGGTACTGCTGGATCAAAGCGGCCAACAAAGTACCGGCTCTGTCCGCACCGGCATTTTGGAGCTCTTTGGACACCAGATCACGGACGGCAATGCCCTGTCTGGAAAGCGATGTAGACGTAGACGACGTGCCGTTCAGGATGTTTTTGACGGTCTGCTTGGGGCTCCACTCGCCGCTGTCCGTAGGAGCAGCTTCAGGCAAAGGCACGGCCTCCACGTTTTCGGCGCCATTGTAGCTGCTGGATCGGCTGGTGCCGCCGCTGGAACGTCTGGAGCCGCCGCTGGATCTACGCCCGCCGGAGCTGCTTTCACCAGAGCCGCCGCCAGACGCGCCGCCAAGAGCGCCGGACTCGCTGGCCAGCACCTGTGCGCCGATAGCGTCTGACAGGCCGCCCACGCTTGCGGGAACGCCGTCCATCGTGGCGATGCCCTCCGGCAGATTGCCCTCGTTGGGGCCGCTCCATGACCAGTATTCCGGGACCTGGCCGAAGGTGCCAAGCATTGCCGCACGCTGCTGTGCAAGCGGGTAGCTGGCGTTGCCGCCCATGGCCATGAATCTGGAGTAGTCACCGTACTGCGCGTACCAGTCCGCGATCTCCATCGCGGCCTGCATATCGCTGATGCCTTGCTCCTTGGCCCACTGCTTGACCAGCGCCTCCGTGGAAGCCGGGTCGAGATTCCACTGCTTGGCCAGCCCGGAGAAATCCCCGGCCGCCGCCATGGTCTGCGCCGCCGCCATATCCCGGTCATACTGCACGTCGGCCCGCTGGTCGGCGTACTCCGTATCGTACCGCTCGTCCGCGATCCGCTCCCGCGCCTGCTCATGCCGGCGGTCGTAGTCGTCGCTGAACAGGTTGTAATCGAAGCCGCGGTCCGTGTTGTACTGGCTGAGCAGATCCCGGTACTTGCCGTAGTCCTGATCTTCCAGTGCCATCAGCAGATTGATGTCGTTCTGCTGATTGCTCCGCTCCTGCTGATACGCCTGCCGTGCCGCCGCCTCCAGCTGCGACATGTAGTCGTTGTACGCCTGCTGGCCCACCGTCCCGGCGTAGCTGGACGCCATGCCGCCGGTCCTGGCCGCTATCTTGCCAAGAGTGTCGTCCATGGCCCTCTGCCCCAATCTGGTATAGTCACGCTCCAGACCGGCGTATTCGCTGCCCTGCTTGTAGGTGTCGAAGTCATAACCAAGCAACTGCGCCACAGCGTTGTTGATGTCCTGCTGCCACTGGCTTGTGTATGCGGGTTTGGTGTATCCCTGGGGCCTTTGTTCAAAATTATAGTTCCCGCCGGTCTCTAAAGGGACGCCGTAGTTGTCCGTCGTCCTTCGGGACCAGTAACCCGTGTTGGCGTTATAGTTGGCGCCCGGTGCCAGGGCATTGGTGATCTCATAGTTGCCGCCGGCAGTTGACACCGTATCACCCACACCAAGGCCCCGCGGCGCGTTTCCGTCTGCTCCGACCGCGTACGTGCCGGGATTAGGATTGTTCAGATTGGCGCTGTTAAAGTAGGTGTCTGCCGCCGTGACGCTTGTCTTCTGCGCCGGGCTGGTGTTGCGAAGGTTTAGACCAGCGGTGCTGACGCCGCTGTTGTTCAGTATCCGCGCCACTTCTGATTCATAGTTGTTGCTCTTCGTCACGGTGGTCTGCGGATTCCCGTAGTCGATCTTTTTTTTGCCGTTTACGGTAATCGCCATACATATACCTCCTCTTTATTCCTCGAGCGCGGCTACTCTCGCTTCAAGATTTACTATCATGTCGTACACCGTCTTCACGGAGTTGGGTGTGGCAGCAGCGTTGGTGGCGTCGCTGGTCACACCGTCCACCAACTTGGTGATGCCGTAGTAGCTGGTGCTTGCCGTGCCGCTGTCAACCGCGATCCAGTTTGCCCCGTCATATAAGAAGTCCAGCACCTCTCCCGCCCGCCATGTGTATCGGACCGCGCCAGTCGAGCCCCACATCACAATGGGCACAGCGGCCAGTGAATTGATTTTGAGAGACGGCTGCCCGTTGTAACTTTGAGCGTTGGCAAATCGAATTCTGACACTCAACCCGTCCGTCAGCGTTGCCGGAAACCCTGTGATGGTCACGGACTTTGTCTGTGTGGCCGCGGACGTTGTGCATCTGGCATAGTAGATGTTGCTGTCCGGACCGGCGGGACCTGTGGGACCGGTAGCGCCCTCAGCGCCGGCGGGCCCTGTTGCGCCAGTTGGACCTGTAATGCTCTCCCCTTGCGGACCTGTCGGCCCCGTCGGGCCTGTGGGTCCCGTGCCGCCCTGTGGGCCAGTCGGCCCGGTGATGCTGTCACCCTGCGGCCCGGTCGGTCCCGTAGGCCCCGTTATGCTTGCCCCGGACGGTCCTGTCGGCCCCGGCACTGTCGACGCGGGGCCAGTAGGCCCTGTTGGACCGGTGACACTTGCACCGGACGCGCCCGTGGGCCCGGTAGGCCCTGTGCTCCCGGTGGGGCCTGTTGGACCCGTCACGCCGGAGCCGCCTCCGCTTGGACCTGTGGGGCCAATCGGGCCGGTCGGTCCTGTAGGTCCCGTCGGGCCAGACCCGTTGGCTGCCAGTTTCCGGATCATCTGCTCCGTCTCCCGCTGGACTAGTGCGATCTGACGCCGCAGCTCCGTCGTCGTGGTCTCTTTCCCCGGCAGACGATTCAGGTCCCTGGAATAATCGTAAGTGCCCATTTACTCCCTCCTGCTTCGCAGAATTCCGCGTCCGCAGACGCGGAACAAAATCAGATCTGATTTTTCCGGGAGCATGTATCACGGAAAAATCACTTTTCGCGTAGTGTCGTGCGGCTCCGCCGTGCGAAGACGAAGCGCAGTCCCTCCCGATCAAAAGCCCAGCAAAGCGGGTTTTGATCGGCTTTTTACACGCTCCCCTTAGAGTGGGTGTTCACGCTGCCTGCGTTGAAGGCCCTGATGACAGACTTCAGCGTCATGTCGCCTGTGCCGGCCAGCGTCACCCGGATCTTGTCACAGCGGTTGGGCGGCAGCGGTATGTTGACAGTTCCCTCGAAGTCCTCCACCGGCGTGGTCTCCCACATCTGCTGGTCAGGCTCGTTGTCGAACGAGACGAACACACGCACCGTGGAGTAGGCCGGGATCACCATCCGCAATCTGAGCCAGCGGTAATTCTTGCGCTGGTGGACCGTTTCGTCCGCATCAGCCAGTACGGCACGCCAGTCGACGAAGGTGGACGCGTTGAGGACCTTGTCCGTAGATTCCACCGTGTAAGTGTTTTTGGTCGCCGTCAGGATCGTGCTGCCGGTCCCTGCCAGCGCCGGCGCCGTCGCCCGGTCCGTCGTCACCCATTCGGGATCGTACAGCGGCGGGATGATCTCCTGCGCCGTCACCGTCACCACGCCGGGGTCGTTGGTGCTGTAGCTGATCGTCAGGTACTTCTGCGGCGCGTTGACAAGATAGTTGTACGATTTTTCGGGAATTAAAAACCTGATGCCGGTCAGACCGGAAAGACCGTAGTAGCGGCTCGCCGACCAGTCGGCCAAATCTGACTGCGTCAGCAGCCCTGTAGAATATATGGTGTACGTCAGCGTGGACGGGACGACCGTCACTGTGCCCTCTGTATCCACCTGATCCAGCCCCTCGCCGGTGAGCAGATAGAAGGCGCCGCCCAGTTCCGCGAAGCCTCTGGCCTGCATAGCGTCCTCTCTGTACCAGATGTTGTGAAGCGAGTCGTAGACGTGAAGGCTCCACGCGTCGGACTCGTCCTGCATCGATATGTAGTACCGCGGCCCCCAGACGCCGGCCACACCGCCGGAAAACGGCCCGGGCCCCAGGCGGTAGGATACCAGCGTGGACTCGCCACCGCTCCATGCGTGGACGCCGTCACGTGCGAGATAGTACAATGTGTCGTTGATGATGCCCGTGGACAGATGGGAGCCTGCCGCCACGCCGGGAACGTCGTAGGTGTACATGGTGTAGCTGGCAGGATAGTCACCGTAGATGCGGTAGATTTTCCGCTCCTTGAAAAAGAGCGCGTCACCGCTGAACCCGACGCACCCGGTGAAATCGCCGGCGTCCGCCACCGCCACGGCGTAGCTGTCCGTGGACAGCCCGTCGTAGATGTAGAAGGACATGGGATCGCCCAGGGCGCTGGCATAGATCACCCGGTTGTGGACCGTGACCCAGCTCTGTGTCTCCCGGTCCCAGACCCGGCCCTCATCGCTGTTGCTGACGCCCCACAACCTGTTCTCCGACGCGCAGATGAAGTCCAGGTCCGGCACGTCCCGGCTGATAGTCACGGCGTTCGTTGTCGTGCTGCTGCCGGAAAACGTGCCGCTGTCGAACGTAATGGTGTTCCCGGTGATCCCGCGGATGACGGCTTTTTCCGCATAGACCGTGTACGGCGAGTTGGTCCGCTTCACCGTAACGGCCTCCCCGACGCTGAATAATGCAGAGAGATCCGTCAGGCCGTCCGCTTTCAGCACGTCAAATTTGATGTCTGCGTTTCGATTCAGAAAGTAGTTGTACTGCCCGCCCTCGTACTGTGAGACCGATACGGATTTAACGACGGCAAAGTGGCCGTCTGTGCTGTTGGTGTCGTAGGGCTTGCTTGTATCCGGGATGTTGGAGTTGTCGATGGTCTCCCTGTAGTTCAGCGCCGTCGTGCCGTCTGATATCATAACGGCCTTCCCAACAAGGGCCGCCCTCTGGACGTCCGTCATGTTGTATATCTGCGTGACGCTGTACTCCGTTCCGCCTGTCAGCGTCCAGACGCCGCCGCTGAAGGAAACGTCTTCCTCCGCGTATACGGTGATATACCGCTCTTCCGTGGCGGTGTTGCCGGACGCCGGCAGGTAGCGCCAGCTGAGCCGCTGGCTCTGGTTGGACGCTACCTTTGTGCCGGTCAGTTGGACGGTGCTGTCGGTGAACGTCGTAGTGGCGCCGCTCTTGCTGGACACCGACGCCTCCAAATCTTTCAGCGTCCCGGTGTTCAAGTCCAGATACTTCTTGTCCGGCCAGATGACCAGCTTGCTGTTGATGGCGGCAAACTGCTTCTGCCCGGCGGCTACGGTGCCTATCACGTTCCCGTCGTAGATCAGGTCGCTGCCGTCCACAAGCACCATCTTGTCCCCGGCCCACACGGCCTGCGGGTCTTCCATCTCCCTTGCCGTCACACGGTCCCGCCGGGGCGACAGGAACGGATACCGCCGGCTGCTCATGTTTTGGGAAAACTGCAGCTCGCCGTCTTTAATTCCCTCCCGGTAGTTGACGCCCCGGAACTCCGTGATCTGCGGCTCCTGCCGCTTCTTTGCGTAATATTTCAGCTGATAGGGCAGCTCCGGTAAACTCATACCGCGCCCCTCCTCTCATGTATTGTCATTCGCCGGGATGATATGCTGAAGCATTAGTCTCCGCTCGTATATGCCGGGTAATCGTCTGCTGCGTTGCAACGGAAGTAAAACATATCGTACTCCATCGTGCAGCAGTCAAACCCATAAGTGCCATCTTCCTCCCACGGCATTACATTGATGTAGGCATACACATTGTTGCCGTTCTTAGGGACGACCACGACCGAAAACGCCGCATCGTGAAGTTCCTGCCATGTTTTATCCAGCGTATAGGTAAACGTCGCATCATCGTAAGTCGCGGTTGCCACAAGCGTGTTTCCGCCGCCGCTTCCGCCGCCGCCGCTTCCATTGCGGCCCAATACGATATCAAAGATATCCATATTCTCACCTCACGAATTGCCCGCCAGGAGCAGGGCCCATGTACCGGCGACCTTCAGGATATAGACCGCCGCGTCCGTCTCGATCAGCGCCATGCTCCCCGGCCTCGGACCGCCGTTTGCCGGGGAAGTGGGCAGGTCGGAGATGTCCGAAGAACTCTCGCACAGATACTCGATATAATCGCCGTTGGTCGGGTCGAAGCCCGGCTCTTTTTTGATGATCGTATATGCCATGTCTCTCTCTCCTTTCAGTCAAGCAGTCCCATCCTGTCCAGGACGGCGACGAACTCCTGCCGCTTCAGATACGCCTGCGGGGCGTCCACACTGCCGTCGCCGTTGCCGTCGCTGAAGATACCCTTCTGCACGCCCTTCCGGCAGGCTTCGGCGGCGTAGCTGTCAGCCTTCTGCTCTCGCGTTTCTGCTTCATACTTGATCATAAAGGCCTTGAAATCCTCGTAGGTCACTTTTTGTTCCTCCTTCGGCTTTTTCAGCTTGCTCCAAAATGCGGACCGCCACAGGGCGTCCTTTGATGGAGATCCGCACCAATACGCGGGACACAACTTGTGGGTAACGTCCCAATGACGGACCACACGCTCCGGTGGAATGTTATACTTCTGCATAAGCGCCTGAACTAATTCCAGCGCCCTGTCAATGGTCGCTTTGCTGGGGTATACCGTGCCGTCCCGCTTGTCGTCGCACAACTCTACGCCGATGCTGTTACTGTTTCGGCACTCTGGGTGAAAATATTGCTTTCCGCCGCAGTGCCATGCGATGCGGTTATCCGGGACGGACTGTATGACCCTGACGCTGTCCACAAAATAATGGGCACTGGTCTGCAGGACATTTCTGGCAAAATAATTTCCGTTTGCCACCGCCGTGTCGCCGTCGTTGCCCGTGTAATGGATGACAATATACTTGATTGCGTCGTAGCGACGGGCCGCTCCGTAGTTCCCAGAGTTCGCTAAGTTCATCGTGATGATGTCACTCATCCTTCGGCACCTCCGCATAGGCGGCGTCCGTCAGGCCCTCAGCCAGCAGATACCCCAGCACCGCCGCGGCCTGCAGGATCATCCCGCTGACGGTGGCCGCCGTGGATTCATCATACCCAAACGCCAGGATGATGCCGCTCACAAGACCGGCAACCGCCAGCCAGAGCTTCCGGCTGGTCAGCTTGCGTTTCCATGTGTATGACATTTCTTTTCTCCTTTCTTATGACACGACAACGAGATTGGAAAACGCCTGTTTTAGTCCGCACCCGGTCTCGTACTCCAGCCATATCTTGTACCGGGTCAGGCTGGAGATATAGCTGTTGGGGATCTCGACGGTCATGCTGCTGACGCCTGTCGGCACATCGATTTCGCCGGAGTCACCGGTGTATGTACACATATACCCTTCTGTCGGGTTCATAGTCTTCTGTGATCCTTCTTCAGCCGGGATTTCCCTGACAACGTAGTAGTTGTAAGGCACGCAGCCGCTCCAGCCGGACAGGGTCAGGATGTTGCCGGACAGCGACGCGGTGCCAACGTCGATGACCTTCACGCGGCAGGGCTTCGTGTCGTCGTCCGGGACCGTGAACGCGTACTCTCCCACGCCGCTGAGGGCGCCGGACAGATCGTACACTGTGACGTCGTTCACCGTCTTACTGGGCACCTGCGCCAGCGTGACGGACGTCGGAGTCCCTCCGTCCTTGGACACCAGCACCGTATCGGCGTTGGGGATATAGAACCAGGCGCCCTCGTCGTCCACTTCGTCCTCCGTGACGTAAGTGTTGTTTCCGCGTTCGTAGATGATCTCCGGGTTGAACTCCGGTTTCCCCAGAACCGGGTACTCCGCGATAGGCGAAATGGGCACCATCACGGTATAGCCATGCTTGTCCAAATAATCCTGAAATTCCTCGATTTTTACGATGTCCGTTCTGAACATGGAGCCGGTTTCCTGACTGACGCACACGCCGCTAAGGGCGCCGTCCTCGTTCACGTACAGGTTACTGACAAACGCGATGTGGCCGTCCATCAGCAGCATATCCCCGATTTCGATGTCGTAGACGCTGTCCATGTTCTTGGGTGCGATATACTCCTCGATTATCGACGTGGTCTTGTATGTGCGGAATCCCATCGTGGCGGTCACGTAAGTGGAGCACACTCCGCCGTACCAGGCATGAGCGTTGGAAACGAGCTTGTCCGTGTAATCTTTGGTGTACATGACAGAGGCGGGGTTCGCCAGTGCGCTGTAGTAGGTCTCCAGCGTCAAGTTCCTGTACACGTCCAATCCGTCACGCCACACGCTGGAGTAGATCACGCCGGGTATGTCGGTATCTTTCGCGTAGTAATCCGTGGTGCCTAATGTGTTGTTCTGATATGGCAGCGTGTCATACATTACCGTGCCGCCGTGCTTGATGCGCCCCACGTTCAGGGGGAACGTGCTGCTATACTGGTTGTAGACCGGGAACGCCGCGTCCTGGTAGCTGCAGTAGGCCTCCCACGCCGTCCACACGCCGGCTCGTTTACGCCGCACATATCGCGTCATGGCGCGGTCGGAATCCACCACGATCTGCCATGTGTAACTGGAGCCATTATAGAGGTTTGTCACGTACAGCCTGTGGGCACTTGACGTGGGGCAGTTGAGCATTGACGCCGCCGAAGTGGCGTTAACCACCTGATAGCTGCCGACGGTATCGATGTCGTCGTAGTCGGTGCCGGACGTCAGCGTAGTCAGTTTCGCGTTGTTGGAGTACACTGCGTAGTCCATATCTTCTATATCGGATGTGTAAGCCACCTTGTGCCAGTCGCTCCAGTTTGTTCCATCGAAAAAGCGCAGGAAAAATCCGCCGGCAGCGTTGTTGACCAGCACGATCTGGATTATACGGCCGGACGCTGTCGTGGTCATCACAAAGAACCTGTGCCCAAGCGTGGTGGGGCAGTTTGCGATTCTTCCGGCGTATGTGCTGTTCGTCACCTTGTAGAACCCTGCCGATTTGTAGTTGTTGTAATCTACCTCGCCCTCAGCGGCCGGTGAGATGGATACCGCGCTGTCGTAGGCAAGCGTATCCACCGGGCCTGCCGGTCCTGTGGGGCCAAGCGGCCCCGTGCTTCCCGTGGGCCCCGTTGGGCCTTCCGGGCCTGTGGGGCCCTTCGCGCCCATGCTGCCCCGGTATCCTCGCAGCCGCTTGCAGTAGTAGGGCGGCGGCGCGACAGGCGGAGGCGGCAGCTCGCCCCAGGGTCTGTCCTCATAGTATCCAGTTGCCACGCCAGTACCTCCTTCTTCTGTCCGCCGGTCTGTATTCCCGTGCGAACCATATCTTGTATTCGTGCATGAACTCGTTGTACATTGCCATGTAGTTCTGGTAGCCGTCCCATTCCTCCTGGGCAAAGGCGATTTGCGCCAGGAGATACGGACGGTACAGCTTGTCGTGGGGCGGCAGCGCCAGCAGCTTGACCCCGTTCCCGTTCCAGACCAGGGTGCCGGTGTCCGCCGTGTCCCCGGTCTGGGCGAAGGTGTTGTCCTTGAACACCACCGTCAGGCCGTCGTCGCTGACGGCCTGCACCGTGTAGGGACCCCCGTTGTTGGACGCGTACCCCGTGAGCCCTGAGATTGTCACCGTCCCGCAGGGCGCGAAGCCCAGATCCTCCCGCAGGAGCATCGTCTGCCTGTCCGGGAAGGACACGGCCGCGCCGGTGATGGTAGCGGCCAGCCGGTGCTCAAAGCACACCTCGATAGGCGCCAGGAACACCTCCGTCTGGATGTGCCCCTCCACCTCGTTGAGCCAGGTCATCAGCTGGTCGTCGCTGAAGGTGTTCGCCCGCAGCGCCTTGACCTGGTCCAGAAGCTCTTTAACTGTCATTTCTTGTCCTCCTTGAACCAGTCCGGAACAGCGATGCCGTTCTCCTTCAGCCACGCGGAGAAGATGCTTGACATATACCAGTTGCCGTCCAGGTCAGCGAAGTAATGCTCTCCCAACGCCATTATCTCCGCCCGTTCCAGTGGGTAGTCCCGCATCATCACCAGCAGCTGTGTCCGGCACCCGTCCTTCTCCAGCCGCCTGACGGTCTTCTGGATGTCCGCCACTTCCTTCCGCAGCGTGTCTTTTTTATCTGATTTCTCACGCCGGTTGTGGATGATCTGTCCCACCAGCGTGAACAGTCCGGTGGAGCCTAAGCAGGCCACCACCACTGCAAGTATCGTCGCCTCCATAGGCGGCACCCCCTTATGTGAGAAGGGACGCCACACGCACTTCGGGCATTGTTGCGCCCCGCTGTGTGGCGTCCCTGATAGGATTAGTTCAGCGCGATGACCGTGCTGGCGTTGGCGGTGGAATTGCCGATGACCAGCAGTGCCTTGCTGGCGTTGGCAGCCAGTGACGTGCCGGTGTCCCCGGACACGTTCTTCACCGTGAAGGCGTTGGTGGCGCCGGCGTTGACAACCACCATCATCTGGCCGTCCGCCAGGCCCAGAGTCAGGACCTTGCTGGCGGCGCTCATGGTGACGATCACGGCAGGCGCGGCCTTCTCGGCTGCGGTCAGGGAATAGCTGGCACTTTTGGTCAGCGCCACAGCCCCGGCGACGCCGCCCTTGACCTGGTCAGCCTGCAGGCCGGTGAACTTGGTGTATTTCATGGCCTGACCTCCTTACGCGGAGATCAGCTGGGTAGCACCGGACACACCGCCAACAGCGGCGAACCGCCAGTCGTTGAAACCGGCGATGAATCTGGCGTAGCCTCTCCAGACGTTGGCGTCGGTGTCCTCGTCCAGGCTGGACTTGATCTCCAGATTGGTGCGGTCCAGCCAGATGCCGCCGCCGTACTCGTCGTTGTAGCGGCTGTCGATCAGCAGCCAGGGGCTGGTTCCGCTGGTGATGAACTGATTCAGGTACGGCCACACAATGACGTTCCAGCGGCCAAAGTTGTAGTTGTAGCCGTTGTTGGCGGTCTCCGGCTCCTTGTCGGCGCCGATAGCGGCGAACACGGCCTGCTTCAGCGTGTAAATGTTGGGGATCACGATGGTGTCCGGAGTGATGTCCAGCACCTCGGCGTTGTCGCCCCGGAAGTCCTGCATCTTGCATTCCATGGCCGCAAGGGCGTCGTTGCTGAATGCGTCGGCGAACTTGTTGCTCTGGGTGCCCTTGTTCAGCTTGCTGGGATGGTTGGTGGCGAACAGGCACACATTGTCGGCGGACGTGGTGTCGAACTTCTTGCCGCTGAAGTCGATGCTGGTCTGCTCACGCACGGCGCCGCCCAGCAGGGCCGCGGCGAATCTCTCTCTGGTCCGGTAGTAACCGGCCACAAAGCCCAGGGGCTTCTTCTTCAGGTCGATGATCTTGCCGTCGTCGATGATCTCACGGGACAGGCTGAAAGAGTCCTTCCAGACCATGTGCTCCAGGAACTTGCTGTAGCTTTCCTGCATTCCGTCCACCGGATGAGAGCCCAGCTCGCCCACAGGCTTGAAGCCGTCCATAGCGGTCATGCTGGTGAATTTCTCGCCCCAGTGAGTGGAGGGAGACACCCCAAACAGCTTCGGGATCATGGACATCTGCTCAAACGCTTCGCCGCGCTTTTCAAGGAACATACGGATAGGGGCCTGGGACTTGCCAAAGATGCTGTCATTCAGCCCGGAGCCCTCAGCGAAAGTAATATTAGCCATTCTGTGTCACCTCCTCAATCAGGAAAATCTGACGCGGACCGTATCGCCCGACGCCGTGCCGTCCATGCCCACGACCTCTGCCACACCGCTGGAAGTAGTGGCGGTCACCTGCAGGCCGCTGCTGGCGTGCAGGGTCACCTTGTCGCCCAGCTTGATGCTGGACGCAGAAGCGGAGAAGGTCGTCTCAAAGATAATGTCCTCGTTGACCCGGATCACCGGAATGATTTCGCCGGCCGTTACGGCGGCGCTGCGCTCACACATACAGATGTAGGTGGGCTTGGTGGTGCCGGTGGCAACGGCAAGATTTCCGCTGGTCTGGGTCATCGCCATGCCGACCTTGGGGGTAATAGCGGAGCAGGGAAGATATTCCCAGGCGGGAACGCGGCCATGCTCCACACTATGGATAAGAAAAGCCATTTCTGTTTTTGCTCCCTTCCGGCCGCTCTTGGCGGCCTTATTTTCTTAAATATCGGTTGTAATCCTTGGTGATCTCGTCATCGGAGATACCGGGATTCATGACCTTGTACATCTCGCGAACGTCGTGGGGCACGGATTCCATGCCCGTCGTGCCCCTGCTCTTGGTGGCACTCAGGTGGTCCTTGCTCCTCGCTGTGGCAACGGCGGCCTGTCTGGCGGCCTGTGTCTGGGCCTTGATGACTTCAGAGTAGTGAGTCAGGAGCCATGCGTCAGAGAGACTGTATCCTCTCTGCACCATATCCAGGATCTGTGGATTCTCCGCTGTCTTCTCGATATCGTCAAGGCTCTGCACACTGGCGTCGTACTCACGGATCTTGGCAAGCTCGCCCTCAATGAGCGCAGCGGTGCGCTCCTGCCTGGTCTGATCCAGTACCTGCTCGGCCCTCTGTCGGGCTTCGCGGGCCTGCTCTACCTCCGGCAAATGTGAGATGAATTCGGCCATGTCTTCGTCGGTCAATCCGGCTCTGGCCTGCATCTCCTTGCGCTGTTCCTCACGGTGCCGCGCCTGCCACGCTTCAAACTCCTCGCGATTCCGTACCGGTTCCCCGGTGTAGGGGTTGTCTAAATGAGCGCCTGCGATCAGAGCGTCCTGCTCTGCCTTCGCCCGCTCTCGTTCTGCCTGCACCGCCTTGCGGATCGCCTCGTCCATCTCCGCCTTCCTCCGGGCGGCAGCGTACTTGGCGTTCTCCTTTTTGGACTGCTTTCTCTTCTGATGCTCGTCCACGGCAGGCTCGCCGTCCTGTGCAGGCTCCGGGGTCTCCTCGTCTTCCGCATCAGCTTTTACTCCCGTTTCCGCCTCTACTTCTTCCGTTTCGACCTCCGGCTCTTTTTCAGGGTCACTTTCGGCCTCCACCTTTTCCGGCTCGGCTCCGGGCTGACTGCCCGCTTCCTCCGGGGATTCCATTCCCAGAGCCTTGTAGTAATCAATGTCAGGCATTTATCCTCCTGTCATAGTCGGGATTTTTCCGCTGTTCCCATGCGAAATCGTGGGCCTTACTTACCGGCCCGGAGATCGGTGCCCTTCTTCACGGACGCATTGCCCTTGTTGGCCTGCTTCTTCAGAGGGGCTTCGACAGACTGTGCGCCGCTGTTGCTGATCTTTCCCGCATACGGCGCGAACTTCTTGCCGTCCATGTGTTCACCTCCATTTCAGACTTGGGATTTTTCCGCGTTCCCGTGCGATATATCCAGCCTCTCGGCGTTGGATCACTTTGGTTGAGGCATCATGGTCTCGGAATTGATGGTCTCTCTGGGCCGCTGTGGGTACTGTACGGGGCTGTCAGCGGCAGGAATGTCCGGCAGTACGCCCTCCCTAAGCTGGGCCTCGCTGACGCCCTCTGCCACGCCACGGGCCACCGCCTGCTGGGCCATGGCCTCCTGCTGCATCTGCTGCTCCATGGCCATCTGCATCTGCGCCTGCTCGATCTGCTGCTGGAGACGTTCCTCCAGTACCTTCCTTGTGTCACCGGCGCCGGGATAGTGCAGCTGCTCCATCCGCTTCCAGAAGATGATCAGCGTCTCCAATGCGGCTGGATCGCCGAAAGCACCCGTCTGCAGGTTCATTCTGCACTCCTGCCACATGGCCTCCCGGTTGTTGGCCAGCGGAGCAGACGTGTCACAGCTGAACAGGAACAGGTCGTTCCACCACCACGCGCCGCTCTCGTCCTGTTCGAGGAAGTCATACTTATTGAACATGGAATAGGTGCGGTCACCGTTTGCGTCCACACCCGGCACTGGCCGGGGTTCGTCGGCGTATGCCAATTTGAACTTGAACATCGCCTCAAATAGATTCGACCACGCTGCGTTCTTCATCACGCGCTTTGATTCCAGCCTGCCCGCAGACTGCGCCGCGCTGAACTCCTTGGCCTTGCCGCTGGTGGCCGTGGTGTCTTTTCTGCCCTGGAAGGAGTCGGTGATACCGATCACCTGCCGGGCCTCTTCGTACACCTCCGCCAGGTACTCCATATCCTGGCTGACGTCGCCCTGAAGATCGTAGACGTGGATCATGGAGGAGGCCGCCGCCGTCTGGGGCCTGATCACCTTCATATCCTCCGCCGATACCTCTATAGAGCAATCGTCCGGCAGGCTCATATAGCTACCAGATTTGAGCAGCTTGTCGATGATCTTGGCCGATATCCTGTTCGTAGTGTTCTGCTGGTCGGCAATGGCGTCGATGTCCGATCCGCCCAGCAGCTTGCCGTGCTGGGATGTGTTGCGAATAATCAACACGGGGTAAATATCCGGCTTATAGAACGGCACCTTGGTCGGCTCCAGATGGGACATCACGACCGGCGTACCGAACGGGTCCAGATCACCGGTGGCCTCCGTTACCATCCGCGCTCCCGGTATCTGTGAGCCGTCGGTGCGGGAGATGGGAAGGTATACTTCTTCAAACTCCTCCTCGACCTCCGTCCACTCTGTGCCGCCACAGTGGGGGCAGACCTTGTCACTATCCCGCAGCTTGTCCTTTGTCAGAGGGCCGTCTGGGGCCTCCAGCAGTGCCTGGGGGATCGCGGTGGCATCCTCCCCCATCTGCTCCGCCGCGCCGCAGGAGGCGCATCTGCGCAGTCTCCGGGCTTGGTAGTCGGGCAGGTCCTCGAGCTCGGTATCACCGGCCCAGGAGTAGAGCCCGATCCCGCCCTTTTCGTTGCGGTAATAGGCCACGTACTGGGTGACCAGATCGTCGGCGGTGGACTCTCCGTCAGCCCCTCTGACCTCCGGCTCATCCTCGCTCTCCTGCTCCATATTCTTGCCGTAGCGCCTCTTGATGTATTCCTTGGTCTGGGGCAGCGCCAGGATGATAAAGTCCATATCCTCCACGGAGTACACACCGTCCTGGGGGATGAGCTGCTTCGGATGAATCGCAGACACCACCAGTTCCCCCACGGTGCGCGGGGTGCGCTGTGTGTTATCCCATTCGACCAGCAGCGCCGCGCCGCCCTGGATCGGTACGGTGCGCGACAGGCGGTCGTTGATTTCCTCCATGGGCAAGCGATCGAGCTCGTCTCTGATCATGTCCTCGATGATTTCGGCCAGCCTCTCGTCCTCCTCCCGCCTGGGGGTGACCTTGGGTGCGGGTATGTTGGAGTCCACCTGTGACTCGATGAGCTCCATGCAGATGTTGCGGATATGCGGTGCGACCCGCTTATAATCAGCCGGCACCATCGGGGTGAGCTCACGATCTCCTCTATATAGGGCCTCCCGCCGATCCATCTGCGCCCGCTCGGCCTCCCAGTCGCTCTGCGCCCGTGTCAAACGATCCTGCCACTCTCGCAGGGTCAGCTTACTCATCGCTCATCCTCCCCGTCAGTTTCTTCAGCAGGTCCAGCTTCTCCGCCAGCGGCAGGCTGGCCGCAGCCGTCGCCGCCGTGGCTCTCGGCCCCAGCTCCACTTCCGTCTTCGTCTGCGGGTTCATGCCGTAGCCGCACTGCAGGATGAACTGCGGCCCCTTGACGTCTTTCCCTTCCCGCGTCAGCACTTCCCGGATCAGGTAATTCTTCATTTCCAGCTTGACCCGCGTTGTCGTTTCAGAAAAATTCGGGTCCTTGCAGTAGTTCGCCCAGGTGTCCGGAGAGATATCCAGCTCGCACTCCAGATCCTCCAGGCTGATGCCGATGGGGTACACCGTCCTGGTCAGGGGCACGCCTTCGTCCGTCGTGACCGGGTTCCCCTCGTCATCCAGCACCGGGGACGTGCAGCCCCTGGACAGGAAGTATTTGTCAACGGCCTTTGCCAGTGTCGCCGGTGTGTACTTCTTCGATCCCTTCGGCCTTCCGGCTCCCATCCGGCATCCTCCTCTCGTTGTTTTGTTGCAAATGCAACACTCCTGTATACAGGATACACCTAACTTTCGTCGCCCACCTGCCAACTTTTTGCCAAATTAAAAACCGCAATCCCTTGCGGCTCTAAGGGTTGCGGTTTTCTCCAGATATTTGAAACATTTTGGGGTCATTTCTTCTTTGGTCTACCCCACTTCTTCAGCAGGTATTCTCGCTCACGCTTGGATGCCCGGTGCCAGTCCTCCCACATATCCGGCGTCCACACTCTGCTCTCCTGCTCCGGTGCCTTGATGATGGCGGTCTGCTGGGGACGGATGTAGTAGCTGATGGCCAGGGACATGACGCAGTCGTCGTGGGCGCCGGGTTCCGCCTCCGGCCTCTGTTCCTCGTTGCGGACGAAGGTCAGCATCTCCTCCAGGGTCTCCGGGTGATGGACGCAGCGTACGTGGTCCCGCATGATCCGCACCAGATCCCAGATCATCACGGGCCGGGTGTTCCTGTCCGTGCGTACCCCGTAGGATTTCCGGATGGCGCCGGTGTAGGTGTCCTCGGCCTCCCGGACGTACTGCTTCGGGTAGTGCATCATGGCCAGCAGCTTGGTGGGGTAGGTGGAGAGATTGCACTCCACCCCGATCAGGGCCTCGTTGTACCACAGGCCAAGGGCGTAGAGCTGCCGGGTGAATACGTCCTCGTCGTAGCGGCAGCGCAATACAGCCACCTGCTCCCCGGTGACGTTGTCCAGAACGTGGGCCACGAACCAGTCCGATCCCTCGCCGGCGGTGTCCGCCCCGATGACGTAGGGCCTTCCGCTCTCCGGCTTCTTCCACACGGAGATGGGCCCTGTGTGGTCCTCGGTCCATTGCCACTTTGCCACCCGCACCTCGTCGGACGCCAGGGTGATGTCGAAGATACCCCGCTCCGGTGTCTCCTTCCGGGCCTCCACCAGTCTCAGGGTGACGGCCTTGGCGTCGAACACGGTCTTACCTGTCACGCCCCACTCGCCCAGGCAATACACCTGGTAGTAGTACTCGTCGGTGTCCTTGAAGTTCTCCAGGGTCTCCACGGCCTCCGGGGTGAGGAACCGGTTGTCCTTGTACGTGGTCTCATGGGTCAATGCTCGCGGATCACGCTCGTCGAAGAACCGCCTTTTCAGCCAGTGGGTGATGGAGATGGGGTTGAAGGTCAGGATCATCTGCAGGTACCACTGGGTGTCGGTACGCAGGCGGATGTCCAGCTGATTGAAGTCCGCCTCCTCGATCTCGCTGGCCTCCTCGATCCAGATCCCGGTGATGTCGTAGATACTTTTGAGCTTCTCCACGTCGTCCAGACCGGCGAAGAGGATCTCCGATCCGTTCCGCATCCGGATGTACATATCGCTGCCCTTTCCCTTGGGGATATACTCCACGGCGTCGGCGTAGTATTCATACGCCTGGGCCTTCAGCTGCTCGAAGCAGCTTTCCCGCAGGGTCTTGGCCACCTTCCGGACCACCAGCATCCGGTGTCCCTCCTCCGTGGCGGCACGCTCCAGTATTTTTCTGCCGGCGAAGATGGACTTGCCGGAGCCGCCGCCGCCCTTCAGGATGAGATACCGGTGCTCGTCTCCGAACAGCGGCAGGAAGGCGTCGTTGGTGGTGGCGGCCAGCTCCTCCGCCCACCTGACCAGGGCCTTCTCCTGTTCTGTCATCTTCATCGTCTCACAGCCTCTCCGGGAACGCCAGATAGTAACGCCGAACACAGCGGCGAAGGGTCTGGTCTGAGACGTGGTGCTTCAGGCAGATAGCCACCTCGCCCTTGTCCGTGGTGACGAACTCCAGCAGGGCGGCGGCATACTCGCCGCCGGCCTCCGCGCAGAGCCCGTCGATCCTTTCCCTCTGTCGCTGTGTCAGCTCGTTGTATTTTCGTGAGATGAAGTAGATATACCCCTGTCTGACATAGGGCAGCGGTATACTCCTCTTGAACCTGAACACGGCTACCGCCTCCCGACGTGCTTCCGACGCAGGCCGTCCCGTTCGTCTTCCACCAACGGTAGTTTCTTCCGCCGCTCCGCCTCATCCCAGTTGAAGCCGCACCTCTTACAGGCGCCTGGATACCACAGCGTCCCGCACCCTCCCATGGTGCAGTCCATCATCTCGTCGTGTTTTCTGGCGTAACCCATCACGATCCCTCCATCATTCTGAAATTCCCTGCGATCCTCTTGTCTGCCGGGTTATACTCCACCGCCTTCATGCAGCAGGCCTTCGCGCTCTCCGTTTTGCCCAGATACCACAGCGCCACGCTGGACAGATCATACGGCCCCTCGTTCCATGCGTAGGGGTCTGACATATACGTCATGGGCCGCTCCCGGATAAAGATGGCCCTGTTGCAGCACTCAACCACGTCCTGCCACCGGTGCTCACGCAGTCTGAGTTTTGCCAGACTGATCAGCGGCTCCCTCTGTCCCGGCGCCTCAGCGTGGGCTCTCTCATACCAGTCAGCGGCCGCCTCCTGCAGCCCTATAGCCTCACAGCACAGACCGATGTACCGCATACTGGCTGCACGCTCCTCGTTCCACGTCGCCGTGGGCAACTTCAAATGCCGTGTCAGCGTCTGTATCGCGTCTGCATATTTGCCCCGGAAGTAATACTCTCGGCCCAGGTAATGGACGTTCCTGTCGTTCTGCGGATTCTCCCGTACCGCCAGCTCCAGCATGGGCAGATAGCTGCCTCTGCTCTTGCTGTCGTCTGCGTGGTGCTCGATCCGCAGGCCCGGGATCTGGATATCCACCCTGTCCCCCTCGTACTGCAGCACCTCGTGGACGGCCCCCACCCACCGGCAGCCGCCGTATCGGTGGACTTTTTCCCCCAGGAACTTCACGCCGTCGCTGCCGTCCTCCCGGAAGTTCCACACGTACTCATACCGCCCGGTGGTGTCCAGCTCGTTCCAGACTCTTTCGATGGCCTCCCGCCAGCCGGGACAGAGCACCTCGTCCAGATCCAGGCAGACGCAGACGTCGGTGTCCGTTGGGATCAACCGCATGGACTCGTTCCGGGCCTCGTCGAACCGGAAGGGTCTGCCGCCGCCCGCGCCTATCTCGTCGTACTCGTCAACGCAGCACCAGGGTTCATACTCTCTCTGGCTGGCCGTGACAAACACCCGCTGGTACAGGGACGACCACCGTGCGATCTCGTCCATGGTGCCGTCCGTGCTGCCTGTGTCCAAGATGCAGATATAGTCCGCGTCTTTTGCGGAGTCCAGGAACCGCTTTACGTTCTGCTCCTCATTCTTTGCGATTGCGTAGACTGCGATCTTCATACATCGCCCTCCAGATAATTCTTGCCAAACTCCCTGCGGAAATCCGCCACGGTCCACCCGTTCTCTTCCATGGCCTTCCGCTGTCCGTATTCGTGGAGCCGCTTCCTTGTTTCGGCGTTGTTGTGGACCGCCTCCGGTCCGTAAAGATGGCATCTGCTGTGGCACAGCCTCACCGTCAGGCCCATCTTGTCAGATTTTTTTCGGTTCGCCGCGCCGAAAATGTGGTGGGTGTCCAGAGGGTCCTGTGACCCGTTCCGTCCGCACAGCCAGCAGGTCATTTTGTTTCCCCCTTGAGCAGCGCACACAAGAACGCAAGATTTGTCAGCGCGTGCTCCGCGTGGAGGAGACCGCTCTCCGGGTCGGTGCTGTGCATATCCTCCACCACGTCCAGCATATGCCGCAATGCCGCGTCCACATACCTCTCCGGCTCCACCCGCCTCCAGTTGTCCGGATCGGTGTATTTGGTGATGCCGTAGCCTCTCACCCTCGCAATCGCCCTTATCGCTTCAGGTGGCACCAGGCTCGGCCGTATCTTGCCCGCGTCGCGCTTCGCCGTCTGATCCGGCACCGCCTCCATCTCCGCCCGGAGCTTCCGGGTGTATAAATCGTCCATGTCTATGCCTCCTCATACGCCGCCATCAGCGCCTTAATAACTGCCCCACCGTAATCGTCCTTGCACATCTCGCAAAACTCCATCGGGGTAAAACTGTCATTGTCGATTTCGATGCCACGGTTACGGGCAAACTGGTTTCTGCCCATCTCGCAAGAGCCTGTCAGTCGGTTGTGCCACGTCCACAGTTCCCTTGCCGGGACTTTTGCATCTCTGTCCGGGTGCGCTTCCAGAAACGCCGAAATCCGTTCGCCAGTCGGCATCTCCTCAAACAGCTTATCTTGCAGTGCTGCTACAGCGGCTCTTAAAGTCTCGCCGTGTGCAAATTTGTTACCGCCCTTTGCAATAAAGCACGGCGTCACCGTGAGGTCGCCGTTAAGGATTGCGCCCTTAGCAAATCCATGGTGGACGGCGTAGATTAGCGTCTGTATTCCGTCCACGTCCCAAACCGGCGTCGAAAAAAACGCTTTAATACCGGAGCCGGAGCCGGAGCCGGAGCCGTAGCCGGAGCCGGAGCCGTAGCCAGAGCCGTAGCCGTAGCCGGAGCCGTCGCCGGAGCCGGAGCCGTAGCCGGAGCCGTCGCCGGAGCCGTAGCCGTAGCCGTAGCCAGAGCCGTCGCCGGAGCCGGAGCCGTAGCCGGAGCCGGAGCCGTAGCTGGATGTGGTAGAAAGAAACGCCGTAATCTTTCCCGTTACATTTTCCATTCTCTCACCCCGTCGATGCTCTCAACGGCTTCTTGCGTGCAGGGAATAATCTCGATAACCCCCATTACTGTCATTTCCGGCACCGTTACCGTGAATTTGCAGTCTTCTGGATCTGTGACGCCATCCACTGCCAACTGCGACAGACTTGCCGCTCCTGACCAGTACCACAGTCTTCTACAATCCGTCAGGTCTGCCTCGTCTCCTCTACGTTCTTTGATGCTGGCGAAAAAAACGCCCGCTCTGTCGCACCGAATGATGTACTTCTTATCCATTATCTTTTCTCCCTTCTTCACCCGTAGCAGAAGTAGGTGTTGTACCCCTTCTCATACACGCCCCGGCCCTGTCGGAACCCGGCTTGAAAGACCACATTAGCCGGACATTCCACCTGTCCATACGCCGCCGCCCTTGCGTTGGCTCTCACCCTCGCAGGGATTGCGCTGGCGCTGATACTGTACAGCCGCCCAGAGCAACTATACTGCCCGCTTTGGTATACCACGCCTTTAAGCGTTCCGGGGAACCTACTGTCGGCAACCCTGTTGCAGACCACCGCCGCCACAAGCTGCTGCTGGCGGTCGCTTATCCAATTCGACCCAGCCTCAAACCAGACCACCCTTGTGAGCAAATCAAGCTGGCTTTCGATCTCGCTCTGTGCCGCCCACCAATCGGCCTGTGCCGTCTGGATGATTGCGCTGGTCTCGGCATAGCCCACGCTCCGGGCCGTCTCTGCCACCGTGTGGGCAGCAATCTGGCGGTTGATCTGCGGCTCCAGCAAGTAGGCTCCTGCCGTGGAACCGATGGTCAGCGCCATGATAACGGCGACCACCGCCGTGATAATTCGTTTCATCCTTTGTCCTCCTCTGTTCTCACCAAGGATTGCAAATCGGGCACTCCTATTTCGTACATGAGATGAGCCAGTGTGGACAGCTTAAAGTCGCAGGCACCGTCTTCCCATCGTTTTACGGTCTTTGCGCTTACGCCCATCTTGTCCGCAAATTCCCGCTGGGTCATACCAAGTTCCTCACGCCGTAGTGTAATCTGCACCGCGACTTCCGACAGGAGATGCGCCGTCAGCATTGTTTTCTCACCAACAATCGCTTCAATCCACGCAAACAGGTCCAGCCCTGTGCGCCTCACTCTCAGCTTTGCCCCGTCTCCGGGGCACGGCTTCAGTTCAGTCATGACATCTTCCTGCATCTTCGTCCTCCTTCCGCAGGTCAGCGCCGCAGTCCGGGCAGAAGTTCGATTTGACCATCCGCGTATCATTAATCAGTTGCGGAACCTTGACAAAAACCCGTTGCAAAGCAATTTCGCCGCATACAGAACAAACTGGTAGGCCATCGTTATCGAGTTCCCATTTTCCACGAACCACAGGCCGCACGTCTGCTTTTCCCATCGAGTAAATCTTGTCCAACACAAAATCCACGCCTTGCGAAAACTCATCATCTGGTGTGTGGCCACTATACGCAATTACAAGGTCCTCAAGGTTGATGTATCTGCTCATAACGTCTCTCCCTCCAGATCCGGCGGTTCCGGCATCGGCATCCAGTGCGAAACGTAGTAGGCTTCTTTCGTATCAACGTGTTCCAGATAGGCGTTGAACGTAAAGTCTGCGCTGTCGTTAACCCTCCAGAGTCCGTCCCGCTCGTCGTAGCTTGCCGTTTCCAAGAAACTGGTGTCATATTCGTCGCGATCCCAACCGTCTGGTACCCGAATGTATACAAGGAACAGACCAGATTTGTCCGGCAGATTATCTCTCGCATTGATCCATACAGTCATGTCCTCTCCTCCATCTCTGTGATCCTGATCTCAACCCTCGGCCTCGCCTTGTCGTACAGCACCCGGCTCCCATCGTGCGAGGCCACCACCGTCGAATTGTCATCCTCCAGCACTCCGGCTTTCACGAGGATGTCGTTCGTCGCTTCGAGTAGGTTGCACAAGTCAACCTTCCTTCGGGTGCCCATGTAGTACACACAGCACACGTTCAGCGGCCCGGTCATGTGCAGAGCCTTCCCGTATAGCTGCTTGAGGCAGTCCCGTTCGTACTGCTCGTACTGGGCCGAAGGCTTAACGAACCGCTGTCCGTTCCCCTTCACGCAGATCCGCTGGGAATTTTTCTTCGTCCGGGGATCTCCGTATAGCGTGATCTTAACCATCGTTCACCCACGGCAGACCCGTCTCCGGGTCTATGTCGTCCATCCATGCGTTGGATGGCCTCGGCGTGACGGCCTCCATGGTCGGACCGTTCTTTGCCTTCTTCGGTTCGTCCTTGTGCAGAGGGTACACCGTCTGCCAGCCATGAACCGTGGACTGGTCCAGGATGGCGGCCTGTTCTCCGGGGTCGGCGGTGATCTTGGTCAATCCGTTCACGATCATCTGCGCCGCCCTGGGCGTGAGCGGTTTCTTGATCTTCTGCCTCATCTCCGCAAACCCCCGGAGGGCTGACATGAGGTCGGCATTCTCTCCAGCAAACTCGGCAAACACCTCCAACGCCGTGCCGGGTGCCGAAGGCATCCCCCCGTACCCCCCGCTATTTGGTGTTTGTTCTTTGTTATTTGTTTTTTGTTTTTTGTTATTTGTTATTATTGCTTCACGGTTTTTCTCATTTGCTTCCGTTTGCTTGCGTTTGCTTGCGTTTGATTTAGTTTGCTTCGTTTTGCTTGCGTTTGCTTTCTCACCGCCTGTTTTCCCTGCGGTTGCTCGTTTTTTTGACTTGTCAAGATTGGCGCGAAACGCCTCAAATATGATCGCGGCCGTGCCGTCAAGCTCCGGTTCCTGGTCGTCAAGGACATACTCGCCCATGGCGATCAGGACGGACTTCACGTCCTCCGGAGACGCGATTTTAATGGTGTTCAGATACCCTCGCCAGAACGTAAATCCTTCCACGGTCACACCTCCGCCACTCAGAACGGCAAGTCTCCATCTGGCTCTTTCAGTTCCTGCATCGGTCCAGCCTGCACCGTGTCTTCTCTCTTGCTGTCCCCAAAGTACACGTTGTCCGCCACGACCTCGGCGCTCCGCCGCTTGTGGCCCTCCTTGTCGGTCCACTCCAGGATCTGGAGCCGTCCCTCCGCAATGGCCAACCGGCCCTTGGTAAAGTACTTGGCCACGTATTCCGCCGTATTGCGCCAGACAACCACGACAATGAAATCCGTCTGCTTCTCGCCGGTGGCCTTGTCCTTAAAGTCACGGTCACAGGCCAGCGTGAACGACGCCACCGGCGTGCCGCTCTGTGTCTGCCGCAGCTCCGGGTCACGGGTCAGACGACCCATAAGTACGATTCTGTTGAGCATGATTCTTCTCCTTTGTCTGTATATTTATGCTGTTAATCTTGAAGTTCG